ATCAAACCTTATGTGTCTATGTACAAGGGTGATGATGGTAAGATGGTGTATGATGTATTAGGTAAAGATGGTGAATCAGTAGAAAAATTTGGTGATGCCAAAGCGGCAATGGCTTATTTGAAACAGAATTTCGACAAATTAAGAAAAGGTGCTGATGTACAAAAAGAAAATGATACAGATTACGAAGGATCATTTGATTATGAACTAACAGGTGATGATGGAGAAATGGCTCACGGTACAATCAAATACAAAGCAATCAACGGACAAGTTGATCCTAAAAGTTTAGAAGGTGAATACACATACGACGGCAATCATAAAATTGACGACGATACAGCAGATGAAATGATTAAGCCAGGTGGCTCAGAACACGAAGAAGCATTGAAAGCCGCACAAGAAGATTATGATCACGTATCAGACAAGATGCGTTCAAAATTTGGTATGGAAGACAAAGAAGATAAAGCATTCAACAACAAAGAAGAAACTGTGGAAGACTTTGTAAAAAGTTTCTTTGACTACACTTCAAATCAATTTCCTAAAGGCGAAACAGCAGTATTAACTTCAGTAGAAAAGAAGTTTGGTGACAGTGCTGTATCAACTGCACAGGAAACAATCAAAGACTTAATGGCAAATAAAGACCCCGAGATTGCCAAAATCAAAAGATTAGCAGGCGTTCAGTAATTAAGTTTACCAATTCAGGTTGACTAAATAGTAATATTAGTATATATTTGACAATATGTTTGTCTTGTGCTATACTAATATTTTAAAGGCACATAATATAATAATAACAGGCAATAAAGGAGGCTTAAATTATGGCAACACTACAAGAGATAAGAGCAAAACTGAAAGAACAAGAATCTAAATCAGGTGGCTCTAATTCAAGAACAGGCGGAGACAACGCCATTTACCCATTTTGGAATCTAAAAGAAGGAGAGCAGGCAACTGTTCGTTTCTTGCCAGATGGTGACAAAGAAAACACTTTTTTCTGGAAAGAAAGGTTAATGATCAAATTACCTTTCGCAGGAATTAAAGGTGAAACTGATTCAAGACCAGTTCAAGTACAAGTTCCATGTATGGAAATGTACGGCGAGTCTTGTAATATCTTATCCGAAGTAAGAGGATGGTTCAAAGATCCTAAATTAGAAGATTTAGGAAGAAAATATTGGAAGAAAAGAAGTTACATTTTCCAAGGTTTTGTAAAAGACGATCCAATCGGTGAAGAAAACACTCCAGAGAATCCAATTAGAAGATTCATAATTGGTCCACAAATATTCCAAATAATTAAAGGAGCATTGATGGATCCAGATATGGAAGACCTTCCAACTGATTCTGTGAACGGTGTTGATTTTAGAATTATCAAAACATCCAAAGGCGGATATGCTGATTATTCAACATCAACATGGTCTAGAAAATCTACCCCATTAACAGAAGAAGAAAACAAAGCGATTGAAAGCAATACTCTTTTCAATCTTAGTGATTTCCTTCCAAAAAAACCTAGCGAAGTAGATGTTAAGGTTATGAAGGAGATGTTTGAAGCATCTGTTGACGGTGAAGCATATGATCAAGATAAATTTGGTTCATATTTTAGACCGGCAGGCTTGTCATCAAGAACTGGTGATCCAGTAACTCCGAAAGCAGAAACTCCAGCACCAGCGGCTGAAGTGAAAGCACAACCGGTTGCTGAAACAAAGCAAGAAGCACCAAAGCCAACTGCTGAATCAAGCGGAAAAGCAGAGGACATCTTAGCAATGATAAGAGCAAGACAACAAAAATAATAAGCACATTGTGGGGAGGCAACTCCCCACACAACTTAAAGGTAAAAAATTATGGTAAAAGCATTTGACGTTAGTAAGTTTAGAAAAACTTTAACAAAATCCATCACTGGAATGAGTGCTGGGTTTAATGATCCAACAGATTGGATCTCTACAGGCAATTATGCACTTAACTATTTGGTGAGTGGTGATTTCCAAAAAGGTATTCCATTAGGAAAAGTAACTGTGTTTGCAGGAGAATCGGGTGCAGGTAAATCATACATCTGTGCAGGTAATATTGTGAAACACGCACAAGAGCAAGGCATATTTGTTGTGTTAATTGATTCAGAAAATGCACTTGATGAAACTTGGTTAAAAGCATTAGACGTAGACACTGATGAAAAGAAATTATTAAAACTTAATATGAGCATGATTGATGATGTTGCTAAAACAGTGTCAACTTTTATGGATGACTATAGAGCAATGAATGAAGAAGACAGACCAAAAGTATTGTTTGTAATTGATTCGTTGGGTATGTTGTTGACTCCAACTGATGTTGATCAGTTTCAAAAAGGTGATATGAAAGGTGACATGGGTAGAAAACCTAAGGCACTTACATCACTTGTTAGAAACACAGTAAACATGATTGGTTCACATAATGTAGGACTTGTATGTACTAACCACACATACGCATCACAAGATATGTTTGATCCAGATGATAAAATATCAGGTGGACAAGGATTTATCTACGCATCATCTATCGTAGTAGCAATGAAGAAATTGAAACTAAAAGAAGATGAAGCAGGTAATAAGATTAGCGAAGTACGTGGTATTAGAGCAGGCTGTAAAGTTATGAAAACTAGATATGCTAAACCTTTTGAAGGTGTACAAGTAAAAATTCCATATGAAACTGGAATGAATCCTTACTCAGGACTTGTAGATCTTTTTGAGAAAAAAGGTATATTAGTAAAAGACGGTAACAGACTTAAATATGTTGATTCAAAAGGAACAGAAACAAAAGAATATCGTAAAGTTTGGGAAAGCGGTGGAGAATTGCTGGACAATATTATGAAGGAATTTGTTGATACTGATTCTAATGAAACTGAAAAAGAAACCGTTAACGCAGTTGAGGAATAATGATTGAAGGAACTCAAGTAATTGAAATTTGGCAATTTTTTAGAGAGTACATGGATAGAAAACAACCTGTCGAAGTAATTGCTGAAAAATTTGTAGATTTGATGGCAGACTATGGTATATCTGATGAAGATTTTCAAGATGCCTTAGGAGCAGATGACGATCTAGACAAAGCAATTCAATATTATTTGGATACAGATTCCGAAGAAGAAGATTATTAATGGCTGGGTGGTATCAAAAAATAGCAAAAGATATTGGTGTTATTCCTGATGCCATCAGACATTATGAAAACGAATTAGAACAAGCAAAATCAGAAATAAGAATTAGAGGCAATATTGAAAAAGCATCAGCAGATATGCCTGGTATTGTAGAACAAAGATTTAATCAATTACAAGAAATTGAAGCAATATTACAATACATGAACATAGAATTGCGTAGATTACGTTCAAAACATTTCAAAAAATATTTAGAAAATTATCAAAGAGCACTATCAAGCAGAGACGTTGAAAAATATGTAGACGGTGAGTCTGATGTTGTTGATTATGAAAAAATTATCAATGAATTCGCACTGTTAAGAAATAAATGGTTAGGTATTACAAAAGGACTTGACCAAAAGCAATGGCAAATGACTAACATAGTCAAGTTGAGAGTTGCTGGTATGGAAGACGCTTCTATATAACATATCACCAAAAAACATTCCAATAAATATTCAAAATGAACTTGAATATTCCATCTTACATAATCACAATGCAGGGAAACACTGTCAGCGAAACATTGGCAAAAGAATGTATGGATTCTGCTAAAAAATTTGGATTGAATCCTGAAATATTTCCTGCTGTACACGGTAATCAGGTAGATTCAGCATGGCGCGAACACAATTTAAAAGAATTTAAATTTAATCACCGTGTTAAAATATTAAGCAAAGGCACGATAGGATGCTTAATATCTCATCTTATATTATGGAAAAAAAGTATTGCAATTAAGAAACCTATTTTAATTTTTGAACATGATGCCGTTGTAATTCGTCCTATACCTTCAACAATTACAGCAAAATTTACAGAAGTTTGTCATCTAGACAGATTAAGTAGACTGACAACAAACTATGATAAAGAAGTACAAGAAGATCGTGGAGAAGATGTGACACTTTTTTTAGAAAAACGCCCGCCAGCGTCAGGATTAGAATTGTATAACAAAACAAGTATCAAAGGTAGCCATGGTTACATAATCAAACCCCAAGGTGCACAAAGATTAATAGATTGGGTATGGGCCTCGGGTGCTCTATCTCCTGATGTTGTGATCAACAGTATAAGTTGTTCTTTAACATATTCAAATACAAGTTATTGTAGAATAAATCCCAAATATTGGAACTCTAGCAGAATGAGAGGCACAAATTCTTTTTGTAGACCAACCGAAGAAGAGAAAAGAAAACGGAAAGAGGCAAGAAATGCTTTTTGACAAGCAAGAAATTAAAGGAGACATACCAATAAACAAATCACACGTGTTGTTTTTTAGTTGTGACCCGACATACTGGGCTGAACACGGTCAGTACTTGGCTAAAAGCACTTTATCTTTGAATAAACAAAATCATATACACGTACACGTCCACATGATTTATGAATATGATCAAACACATAAATTAAAAAATTTGATAGACGATGAAAACATCACATACACCTACGAGATTCATGATAAAGATTTTTATGACCAATTCACACTCGCAAAAGACCACCCAATGTTCGGTAGAGGACCAGAAATTTGTCACACAAAGACTGATGTTGAATTAAAACGTAAAATTTATCTTTCTAGTGCAAGATTTTTTTACTTTGATAAATTTTTTGAAAGAAATCAACACGTATTACAATTAGATACTGACGGACTTGCTAGAGAACGAGTACCATTGAAGGAATTTGAAGAGATTACAACAGTACCTGCGGCAATGCGTAAACCTAAAGACCCAAGTGTGTATATTGCTAGTTGTGTGACACCTGGAATAGGTGACCTTGGTGATAAATTTAAAAAAGAATTATCGAGTAGTATGATTGAAGCATTCAAAAAACCAATTTACTGGTTTGTTGACCAACATATACTGAAAGAACTTTTAGATGCACGTGAATTTGTTTCAATACCATACAAATGGAACAGTTGGGGACTTAAATCAGGCGGTGAAATTTTTAGTACAGCAAAAGGCACAAAAAAATATGGATTTAGATACAAAGCATTGAAGTACGCTTGGTTCAATGATAAAAATAAATTAAAATTTCACAAAAACATGGCAAAAAAACATGGCAAATCCTAAAGGTTATATTATACATTTAAGCAATCATGAAAACTCTGTAGAATGGGCCAATCATGCTTTGGAAACTGGCAAAAAACTTGGATGGCAATTAGAATTGTATGACGGAGTAGACGGCACAAAAGAAAATCTCGACGATTACGGAGTAAAAATTTACCCACACAATAAAAAATGTGTGAGACTGTTATCAAGACCCGGAACACAAGGATGTTTTCTCAGTCAATACAAATTATGGAACAAATGTGTTGAAGAAAATGAAGAAATTTGTGTATTTGAACACGATGTTGTGTTTAAAAAACCTTTTAGCATTGAGCAAAAATTTTCAGACATTTTGAAGTTTGAAGGATTCCAGCCTGCTAAACCAATGCCTGTCGGACAATGGTGGGAAGGTGCTAGAGCATACTATTTGAAGCCTTCTGGTGCTAAAAAACTGTTAGATTTTATTAAGCAAAAAGGAGCCATGCCAGCAGATTGGTGTATCAACA